AGAAAGGGATCAAATGAACGCCGGAGAAATCAAAAACCAAGCAGTCATCAACAACGCGACGGAGCAATTTCGCTCGCTGCTCGAAACGCACTTTATCGCCATCGCGCGAGCGGCTGAGGAGTCATTCGTCGAGGAAGAAAACCAAACCGAGCCGAAAGCGAAGGCCACGTTTGCGATCGAGTGGGACGCGCTCTCACTCGCGCCGAAGGTCGTCGTGAAAATCGGATGGTCGGTGCGCTACAAGGATGAGACCGAGGCTATGGTGGACCCGTTGCAGTCGAAGCTGGGGCTCGTGGAGGAGGCGAAATGAAGACGCCAAGCAACGACGGAGGTCTAGCGTTTCCTTTTATTAACGAGCACACGCATCCGACGACGATCAATCACGGCATGACCCTGCGCGACTACTTCGCGGGGCAGGCGCTGGCGCAACTCATCAAGCGGGAAGTCAACGAGATTCGCGAAGACGGACGCAAGATGGACTGCTTCGGCTTGGATGACTCGCCGGAGGTGCCGTGGCACACGTCGCACATCGCAAGCGAGTCTTACGCTATCGCTGACGCCATGCTCGTCGCACGCAAGGAGGGTTCCAAATGAACATCGAAACCAACGAGCAGTATCACGCGAACGAAGCGATCTCGCACTCGAAGCTGGAGCTCTTCCGCCGCCGCCCAATCTCCTACTTCCGCCGGTTCGTGGCGAAGACGCTGGCGCGACCGGAGCCCACGGAAGCGTTTCGCATCGGCTCGGCGGCTCACTGCGCGGTGCTGGAGCCAACGACGTTCTGGCAACGCTACGCGCTGCGACCGGAGGGCATCGATCGAAGGACGAAGGACGGCAAGGTCGCGTTTGCGGAGTTCGAGTCGGCGAACGCGGGCAAGACGATCATCACGCAGGAAGAAGCTGGCGACGTCCGCGAGATGACGGCAGCGGTGCAGCATCACCCACTCGCCTCGCAGCTCTTCTCCGCAGGTTTACCGGAGTTGAGCTGGCGCGTGCAGCCAGACGTGGGCATGGACCTACAATGCCGCACAGATTGGTTCAACCCTGCGGGCTGCGAGTTAAGCAGCGGCAGACCCTACGTCGCGGATCTCAAGACGGTGGAGTCGCTGGATGCGGATTCGTTCCGCAACTTCGAGCGCGCGTGCTTTAATTTCGGATACCATCGGCAAGCGGGATTCTACTTGCCGCTCATCACGGAAATCCTCGGGTCGCCGGTGTTCGACTTCTTCTTCATCGCCGTCGAGAAGTGCGAACCCTACGGCGTGGCGGTCTATCGCCTGAGCGATGCAGCCACGGCGCGCGGGCACGACGAAACGATCACGGACTTGATTCGGCTTCAGGCGTGCATTAAGGACCAGCAATGGCCCAACCTCCCGAACGACCTCCGCGAAATCGGATTGCCGAAGTGGTATGGAGGCGGCGAATGAACTGGGTAACGGACACAGTTATCTTCGTGCTCGTGCTGATTCTGCTCTTCGTGACGTGGCCGATTCTTTTCGACGGAAAGGACGACGATGATCTCTGACGCACTCACAGTCGCCGCGATCTTCGCAAGCGGCGCGCTCATCGGCTACATCATCGGCGCGGCGCGTGGCCGCAAGCTCGGGCGCGACGAGCAATGGGTCGATTGCTTCCTCGCGGGCGAAGCGCGCGAGAAGCTGCGACGGGAAAAAGACGGACGATTCAAAACCAAAACCAAATGAACAAACGAAAATCAGACGAGGCAAAGCGAAACCAATGCGACGCCATGCTCGCGCAATTTATGCCCGTTAAAACGGTCGCAATGGCCCTTAGAATGAGCCGTGGGACCGTGAGTGAGCGGGCGAAGCGCGCGGGGATGACGAGGCATTACATCACGGACGAGGAGATAACGCATCTGCACGGTCGCAGGTCGGGGCTCATCGCTCGGGAATGGATGAACCGGAAATGAGCACGCTCGCATTTACAATCACCGGAGAGCCGAAGGGACAGCCGAGACCGCGAGCGTTCGCGCGGAAGGTGGGCAACGTTCACGTCGCGAGATTTTATGATTCCGACGTGGCGGACGAGTGGAAGCGCGCTGTGATGCTGGCGATCATGCAGGCCGCTAAAGTCGGCAACGGATGGCACTTCACGAGCGAAGCCCTCTCGGTCTCGATGAACTTCGCGATGCCGCGCCCCAAGTCGCACAGCGGGGCGAAGGGGCTCAAGGCGAGCGCACCGGTGGCCCATGCTGGAAAGCCCGACGTGGACAACCTTGCGAAGCTCATCCTCGATCAGATCACGCGGAGCGGTAGTGTCTGGCGGGACGACTCGCAGGTTGTAAGCCTTACCGTGCATAAATTCTGGGCGGTCGCGAACGAACACGGGTGCTCGGTGTCGATCTCGACGCTCGGGATTTGAGTTTACAGCGGGGGCGAAAGGTGAGAGAACGAAAAAGAGGCCGTGAAAAGCCGATCAATGAAATCAATCCAAGAACTTTGTCCGTCAGTCTGCGCGAGGCGTGTTTCATCGCCAATTTTCACCGCGTGGGCTGGCGGACTTTTTGTTTTATGAGCAAGCTCCCATTCCTTCAGTTTTACCCAGCCGACTATCTCGTCGATACGCGCGTGCTGACCCTATCGGCGCGCGGCGCATGGGTTGACATCATTTGCATCCTCCACGGCTCATCAACGCGCGGAACGACTAAGTTCCCAGCCCGAGGATGGGCGCGCATCATGGGAGTTCCGGAAGCCGATTTCTTGTCCGCTCTCCGTGAAATCGAGGACATGAAAGTCGGAGACGTGATACGGGACAGTAACGGAGATGTAACGATTACCTGTCGCCGAATGATGAATGAATCTATTACGCGCACACAGACTAGGTTACGCGTTCAGAATCACCGCGAAAAAGAACGTAACGCAGGATGTAACGCATTGAGTAACGCGGATGTAACGCGCAATAAGTCAGAAGTCAGAAGTAAGAAGTCAGAAGCTAAGAATAATACAGCGCCGGTTCCCGTAGCGGCGGGCGATGAAGCTCCTGCCGCCGATTGTCCGTTTCCGCCCGAGGTCGCGAAGAAGCAGTCCGCTCGCGAGCTTGAAGCTGAATCGGTCTGGGCGCTCTACCCGAAGAAAAAAGGCAAGAAGGAGGCGATGCGCGAGGTTCTGGAAGCGATTCGCACGGTGGGCATCGAGCGGATCCGCGAGCGCGTGCAGGCGTATGCCGTCGCCGTCAGCCGGTGGCCCGAGGACGAGCGCAAATACGTTCCCGACCCCGTGCGCTGGTTTAAGCGCGGGAACTACGACGACGACCCCGAAACGTGGCAGCGGAAGTCGGCGAATGGCGTGCCACAACTCGAAGCGCGATTCGACGTTTTTTGATCAGCAACAACACAACAACACAATGAACCAACCCGCACTTACACCCACACCCCGCACGGACGCCGGTTGGGCGAAAACTTTTCTGGACGACGATGACCAATGTCGCGCAGGCAACGCGGCGAGCGATATGCGCGACGAGTGCGCGCAGATCGAAACGGAACTTATCGCACTCCGCGCCGAGCTGACCGTCGCGATCGCGCATTGGAACGGTGCGCTGGAACGCGCTATGAAAGTTGAGGCCGATTTGGTCGCCCTTGCGCAATGCCACGACGATAATTGTCGTGCCGTGGTGCAGCTCGCCGAAGAACTCGCCAAGGAGCGGGCGCGGCTGGACGCTGGCACAATATTACTCACAGTCGCAGGCGAGCGAGTCTGGCATTGCGGCGTGGATTTACGCGCCGCAATCGACGCGGCCATGAAGGAGGACGCGAAATGACCGCAGCCCGCACCGCCTACTGGCGCGATTACAACCGCAAGAACGCCGCGAAAAAGCGCGAGCAGCACGCAGCCTTCCGCGAGCGGAACAAGGCTAAGATCGCGGAGGGCAAGCGCGCAGCGCGGGCTGCGGGCAAGGTCGCGCCGCGCAAGGTGGCTGCGATTCGCGCGGTGAAGCCGCCGGTCGCGAAGCCGCGCACGGACGAGGGCAAGGCCGAGGCGCTGCTCACGCTGCGGGAAAAGTTCGCGGCGTTTCGGGCGAAGCGGGCGGAGGAGCGGGAATGACCGCGCAACCGATGGCCAGCCTGCTCGCAGGCGTCGTTCCTGAGGGTTTCTCGGGCACTCCGTTCGATGGTGAGGCCGCAAGCGCGTATTTCCTCGCCGAAGCCCGCAAACGCGACGCAATCGCCCGTTTCGATTCCGCGGTGCCGCCGACGATGCGGGAATCGGACTGGTCGCACGCGGGGATGACCCCGAACCGTGCGCAGATTGAGCGGGTGCTGTCGCACAAAGTCGGGGCCAAGGGGCTCCTGCTCAGCGGGCGGACCGCACGCGGCAAGACGAGGTCGATGTGGGCGCTCATGCGCAGGCTGGCGCACGACGAGGCGCGGGACATTCGGTATTTCCACGCGGGCGACTGGTTCGCGACGTTGCAGGGGTGCCTCAACTACGGGCGCGACGATGCGCGGGGCTGGGTCGATGCAGTCGCGCGCAGGCCGATCGTGTTCGTGGATGATCTCGGGCAAGAGGCGATTCAGACGGCTCGCTCGGAATGGGCGATGTCGTGGTTTATGCGGTTCCTCGACATCCGCGTCTCGGAGCGCCTTCCGCTATACGTCACGACAAATCTCGACGCGCAGGGGATTGCCGAGCGCGGGGCGTCGAGCGTGCGGGGCGACCCGATGGTGCGGCGGCTCATCGAGATTTGCGAGCCTATCAAATTCGTTTGAGCCGAGTTGCGCGTGCGCCCAAATCGAGACTTGACACGCGACGCACACGGGCCGAAACCCCACGCGTGCGCGGCACAGACAACAAACCCAAAAGCATCAGCGGTCACGCGTGGGCGAAACACAAGCGGCTCAACGCACAGCTCACGCGCGGAGGCCGACGGCGGAAACACACAACATGGAAACGAACACCAATGACCAGCGAGAACTAGAGGCTTTGCGCTTTTCGTCGCGCGCATCGAGGGCGATCACGACGCTCGAAGTGCAACGCAAAGCCATCGGGCGCGAATACGGCGAGCGCATCAAGAAAATCAAAGCGTTCATTCTCATCCTGCAACAGCGCGAGAGTCTCGGGCAGATGGGCATCGAGGGCATCAACGCGGTCGAGATCACGCCTGAGTTGCGAAAACTGATTTACAATCCGGTCGGTGACTTGTCGTGAACTCGATCACCGCCGCCGACTGGGTGACGAACTGCGTAGCGACCTATGACGCGGCGCGCGGCACGGCACAGCTATCGTGCGAAATCATGGAGCGACTGGTCGAGATGCATGAGATGCGGCACACGAGCGCGGCGGACCTTTGTCGGCGACTCGGGACGCTGGCGGATCTCTCGCCGTCGATGTTCCTGACCACGGTGCGCCTCGGCTCGGGCGACGTGCACGCGGTAAGGCAGTCGTTCGCGGAGATGGCCGAGGCCACGGGGCGGACGCGGCAGGCGCTGCATTACGAGTGGGCGCACGAGGTCGCCAAAGTCAGGATGGTTTTCCCTGAACTGGCGCAGCTCATGGCCGATTACCGGCAATCGACGGACGAGCCTGAGCGGGGCGATTCGGAGGAGGGGCGGTGATTGCACGCATCGAGGCGCGGAGGGGGCTAGAATCGCACGCAAGGGGCGTTTGCGGGGCCGTGGGGCAGGGATGGGGCGGCGGGGGTA